TCCAACTAAAAGAGATCCACGTGCAAATTTAATGACTGCTTTAAAAGCAAACCTTAAACGCCGTGGTCTTAAAGAAAAGATAAATCAAACTTCTTAGATATAATCTTTTTCGCACTTTCGAGTTCTGGGTGACTCCATAAAAGCCATCTCGACCAAAAACCAGCTGTATAGATACCTGTTTTACCCCAGTTTTCTCTATCGCTCCGAGACACGTCGAGCATATTTTTATGAACCATTTTAGGGTCGGTTTGTTTTTGTACCATATAAGGAACAAACCCACCATGACGAGTTATATATGAACGCATTCGTAAAGGGTTTTTATGTATTGTATAATCTGAGTACCCCCTTGCACCGAAATCAACTATTCTACCATTTTCAAAAGTAACTCTAAACTTTTTGTCAATGCGAGGACTGGTTTTCAAATGAACACGCATATATAATTACTGGATAAAATTATTTATTTTGTAATTTAGTGAGTGTGTAGTGGTGATATAAGTGTATTAAACTTATAATCAAAGAAACGAGAATAGCTGGGTTATATCTCGCCTTCCTGTTAAGAATGACTAATACAACCGAAGAAAGAGCAATAAAGGTTGGTAAACTAAATAATCCGATTTGAACATTGGTCAAACCAAGAAACCTTTTTTCTAATGTTTTAACATCTGGTGTTTGTACTGGTGCGTAATATTCTTTTCCTTTATAACCTGGCATTTATTATAGGTAAATAAAAAAATGTGGTTTTTAATGATACCATTTATACTGTTACTAAACGATTACTTCAAAAATCCGATAGATAGACTCTATTTTCAGAAACCTTTACGACCTTTTGTAGGTATACGAAACTCACTCGTAGACTTATTTTTTTATAAATTACACTATTCGGTTGACGATTTTACTGGTCTTTGGCGTGTTCAAAAACACCTTTTCGATATAAAAGACGAATACGATACTTTATACAAAAACGCACAAAAGTATTATTTCCATGATGATGATCCATGGTTTGAATATAATCAAAATTATTATTACTATAAAATACACGATTTTCCAAAACTATATACATTTTTAAAAACTATACCATGCGTTGATCGTGCCATCATTGCCGTCATGGAAGGACCAATGTCCATATCAGCACACCGTGCGGAGAGTAATTTACAGTTACGGTACCACTTAACACTTGAAGGAACAAGTAATCTTACCACAGAGTTTGATATTCATCGACATAAACCCGGTGAAGATATTCTTTTTGATCATTCGAGGTACCATAGTGTTGATAAACATGACGAAGGTAAACGTGTTGTATTGATTTTAGATATTAATAGATTCTAATCTAAAGGTGTTTTCGACACACCGCTTTGTACATATCATGGTCTCCAACAAGTTCAAGTTCATCATTTTGTACGATACGTTTTGTAAAAGGGCCGTGTGTTCCATCCATACACTCCATGCACATCGCCGATATTTTAAATACTTTGTCGGCGAGAGGTACACAGTCTATGAGTTCACCAAACTTTCTCTGTTTATAATCACCATCAAGACCCGCAAGTAGAATGGTTTTACCTGAATCGAGAACTTTTTCAACAAATTTTTTAAGACCTGTAAAAAATTGAGCCTCATCCATTGCTATGACGTCAACATCCGAAAAATCGACTTCATCGAGATTGTTTGTTTTTATACAATCAAAACGAACATTGTCATGGGTACGTAAAACGTCTTCAGATGCACGTGTATCTTTTTTAGAGTTTATAACAAGAATACGTTTACCTATAACTTTGTACCTTTTTAAACGTCTAATAAGTTCGGACGTTTTTCCTGAAAACATGTTACCCATAATAATTTTAAGACTCATTTCTAAATATACGTTACACTATTTTAAATGGTTTTAAAGAAAACGCTCATAAGATAATAAAACATGGAAACACTCAGAATTAAACGATTAACTCTCGACGCAACTTTACCGACGCGTGCATCACCTGGCTCGGTCGGGTACGATTTGTATAGCATGGAAAACATGAAGATTAACGCATGTGAACGTGGTATTGTAAGTACAGGTATTTGTGCAACTATTCCTAACGGTGTATATGGACGTATTGCACCGAGATCGGGTTTAAGTGTAAAACATGGAATCCAAACGGGTGCTGGTGTTATTGATCCGGACTATACTGGTGAATTGAAGGTTATCTTGTTTAATCACGGGAGTGAACCGTTCGAAATTAAACAAGGCGATAGAATCGCCCAACTCATTTTGGAAAAGTGTGAAACACCACTTATTGAGGAAGTTGATGAATTAAAAGAGACAAAACGTGGTGAACGAGGTTTTGGATCTTCGGGTAAGAATTAAATTAAAATTTAGTTACCAAATGCGATACCACCCATACCATTCTTAATCCTGAGAATGTTATAGTTGACCGCATACGCACGAATCATATCAAGGGTTGAACTTGTTGGAGTGTTAATATTTATCTTCGCGTTATCGATTCGCGAAAAGTTCAAAGTACCCGTTGGCTGGGATTTGTTCATGGTAAGACAGAGTGGCCATGTATATATTTGTTCGGAATCAACCGTTGTGTTAAGAACCGAACAATGTCTCGATGGAACAACGTTTCTGTGGTATTCGTGTGTCATATTTTCAAAGAGTGGAACACCGTTGATAAACATAGATGCGTCAGTGAATGTGTATGCTGTGTTCAAGTGATTACCCGCAGCTATGTGAATGGCTTTTACTGGGTGATTAAAGTAAGTCAAATCAATCGATGTATCGGAAGCAGACATTGGCTGGTGTTGTGTTTGTGTAATGAGAAGTTCATGTTCACTGTTTGCAAAGAATTCACGTTCTTCTGTATCAACAAATACGTACGAACCGTATACCTTTGGCGAAGAACCTAAACTAAATGTACCATTTCTACACTTAATTCTAATTTCAACTTCGTGGTATTGAAGACCGACGAGTGGTAAAGATTTCGTCCAATCTTCACTGAAAAAGAATGGAATGACGTAACTTCCGGTACTGGTATTATCACCACCGTCTTGAGTTGTCACGGCACACGTCGCTTTCGCCGAAGATTCGTTATATAACGTATTGTGCACGGTATTAATGAAAAGTGTATCCAGTTTGGTAACTTCTTGACCACCAATCCACAAAGAGAATTCGGTTGGTGAAGTTTCATCTGATGTTCCATTCGCGGATTTAAAAATCGAATCGTCGTTATTACGATTATTAATATCGGCATTTTCAATCCACACGTAACTCAAAAGATCACCTTTCGATTTGATAGGAATGGAAATTTCATTTCCCGATTCAAACGTCCCGATATAATCCATACGTTCTGGTTTTATCGAAAAGTTTGTGTGACGTTTATAGTTTTGTCTAAAAAAAGAGACTTGAGGATCGCCCGTGATATAGACGTCCTGGGCACCGACTGAGACAAGATCAATCAAAGCAGCTGACATATTTACTACTATACTATATTAAAAAAATCGGGCGTTAACGTAATAAGATAAAATGGTCGTGTTCCAAGTACTCACCTGGGAAACACAAGACACGGAGGACGAACATTTGATTAGTATTTTTGGTAAAACAAAAGAAGGTAAATCTGTATGTGTTACGACTAGTTTTACACCATACTTCTTCGTGAAACTCCCGAAGAAAGCGTCACAATTAGACATTCGCAATTTATATACAAAGATTGATAAAGTGTGTCCTGAATGTTTAGTAAGTTATGACATAGTTCAATCTAAAGATGTTTGGGGATTTCAAAATAATGAAAAATTTATTTTTATGCAATTAAATTTCAAGAATTTGGCGGCGCGACGTATGGTAAATGGGAGATTAAAACGTACATTACCTGATGAATCTATAAAATATAAAGTCTATGAATCAAACCTCGATCCCGTTTTGAGATTAATGCACCGAACCAATATTCAATCGACCGGGTGGATGGATTCCGGGGACGCGTGTGTACGTTCACATTTAGCACGTGTTAATATAGACTTATTTTGTAACGACTGGAAAACACTTAAACCGGTTGATATTCCGGAGACTGCACCTTTCGTAGTGGCATCTGTGGATATTGAGTGTAATAGTTCAACTGGTAAGTTTCCTGATGCAGATGTAAAAGATGATGCATGTTTTCAAATCGCTGTATCACTTGCACATTTTGGTTCAGAAATACCATACGATAAAACATGTTTTTGTTATAAAAAAACTGATTCTGACTTGGAAGGGTGTATAATTAAGAGTTATGCAACAGAACGTGAAATGCTTATGGAGTTTAAGGAGTATCTCATGAAAAATGATGTTGATATCATAACTGGATGGAACATATTTGGTTTTGATTTAGAATATATAATGAAACGTGCGGTTATGACAAAATGTGATCCATCTTTTTATGAAATGAGTAAGTTGAAGAATCATACATGCGAACTTGTGTATAAGAAGCTGTCGTCGAGTGCACTTGGGGACAACGATCTCAAGATTTTACCTATGCCTGGACGGTTTATTTTCGATCTATTTCATGAAGTTAAAAAAGGGTATAAACTTGATTCGTATAAACTCGATAATGTTTCGAAACTGTACCTCGGTGATAATAAAATTGATATGCCACCGAAAGAAATGTTTGCTCGTTATGTTGAAGAAGACCCTGTAAAGTTACGTGAGGTCGCGGAATATTGTATTAAGGATACACTTTTACCCCATCGTTTGTTATCAAAATTATCTATACTTGTTAATCTACTAGAAATGGCTAAAGCAACGTGGGTTCCCTTGTGTTATTTAGTTGAAAGAGGACAACAAATCAAAGTGTTTAGTTTACTAACAAAAAAAGCGCGTGAAATGGGTTTTATGGTTCCAACAATATCATGGGGACAATATTCTGCGGATGGATATGAGGGTGCGACCGTTCTAGACGCACAAAAGGGGGCATATTATACACCAATAACAGCACTGGATTTTGAAGGTCTATATCCATCAATTATGATGGCGCATAATTTGTGTTATTCATCTATGGTTATGGATTCAAAATATGAAAATATACCGGGTATAACATACGAAACGTTTGGGTTTTATAAGTTTGCACAAGATGTTCCTAGTCTTTTACCAAGTATCCTTCTGGAATTAAAACAGTTTCGTAAACAAGCTAAAAAAGATATGGCACAATCGTCCGGCGCTCTAAAAGAAATGTATAATGGTAAACAATTGGCGTATAAAGTGTCGATGAACTCTGTATATGGATTTACAGGTGCGGCAAAAGGTATGTTACCTTGTGTACAAATTGCTTCGACAGTGACTCTAAAAGGTAGGAGTATGATTGACGAGACAAAAGC